CATCCGAATTTCGCTCTCTTAGGAAAACATTCCGCTTTTGAGGAAGGGAGGCGCGGAGATGGCGAAACAAAAGCTAAGTTTCGATGAGCTGATGGAATTAGCCGAGCGTTACGGCGTCAGAGATAATGTTTTGTTTGTCTCTGCGGCGAATCGGTACGCGGGACAACTTGAGATCATTCGGAAAATCCAGGAAGACCTGGACGCTCGCGGTCTGACGTTCGAGGTGACCGGATCCACCGGACAGAAAAAGGTGGAGGCGCACCCGATGGCCAGCCAGCTGCCGAAGTATAACGACACGGCGAATAAGACGCTTGGCGTGATGCTGGACATCATCCAGCGGCTGGGCACAGCGGCGCCGGCTGGAGATAAGCTGGGTGAATTCCTGAATGAATAAACCGGCTGCGGAGAATTGGATTCTCCGGTATTACCAGGCAATCGAAGACGGCAGCGTAACCGTGGGGCATTGGATCCGCCTGCTGTATGAGCGGATCATCGCGGACCTGGAAAGCAAGGCGTACTTCTTCGACCAGAAGAAGGCGAACCGGGCTGTCAGGTTCTTCGAGAAGTTCTGTCACCACAGCAAGGGCAAGCTCGCGCCGCAGCTGGTGAAGCTGGAGACCTGGCAGAAGGCGCTGATCAGCTGCATCTTCGGGCTGGTGGATGAGAACGGGATCCGGGTCTACCGTGAAGTGTTCGTGGTGATGGGCCGGAAGAACGGCAAGAGCCTGCTGGCCTCCGGGATCGCGGAGTACATGGCATACGCGGACGGAGAGCGCGGCGCGGACTGCTACTTCTTAGCACCAAAGCTTGATCAGGCGGACATCGTGTTCAATGACTTCTGGCAGAGTATCTCCGCCGAGCCGGATCTGATGAAGATCACGAAGAAGCGGAAGATGGATATCTACATCGAAAGCACGAACACGTCCATTAAGAAGGTCCCGTTTTCGGAGAAGAAGTCAGACGGATTCAACCCACATCTGGCCGTATGCGACGAGATCGCCGCATGGGTTGGCAATCAGGGCATTAAGCAGTACGGCGTCATGACGTCTGCGCTGGGTGCCAGGGAGCAGCCGCTGATCCTCAGCATCACAACCGCGAACTACGTGCCCGATGGAATATATGACGAATTATTCCGCCGGGCCACATCGTTCCTCAAGGGCAACAGCCGCGAAAAGCGCCTGCTGCCTTTTTTGTACCAGATCGATGATCTGGATAAGTGGAACGATCTCAGCGAGCTGCAGAAGAGCATCCCGAACCTGGGCGTCAGCGTGAGTGCCAGCTACATCCTGGACGAGATCGCGAAGGCGGAGGAATCCCTGGCAAACCGGGCGGAGTTCCTCACCAAGATGGCCTGCATTAAGCAGAACAGCTCTGTCGCATGGCTGAACACGGAGACGATCCGGCGGAGTTTCGGCGGAGACGCCGGGCCAAACAGCCTCCGCCTGGAGGACTTCGATGGCTGTTATGGGCTGGCAGGAATCGACCTGAGCCAGACGACAGACCTGACGGCCTGCTGTCTCCTGGTGGAGCGGGGCGGGATCGTGTACTACTTCGTCAAGTTCTTTTTGCCCAGGGAGAAGATCGAAGAGGCCACGGCGCGGGATGGACTCCCCTACCGCAAGTACATCGAGCGCGGTTTCCTGATGGAGAGCGGCGACAACTTCGTGGATTATAACGACTGCTTCCGCTGGTTCACGGATCTGATCGAGAAGTATCACATTTACGTGCTTCAGGTCGGAATAGACAGGTACTGTGCTCAGTATCTGCAGGCGCAGATGGAGAGCTACGGCTTCCACTGTGACACCGTCTTCCAGGGAACGAACCTGACCGGCGTGATCAACACCACCGAGGGCATGCTGAAAGACGGGACGCTGCAGTGTGCGGATGACAACGACCTGATGAAGATCCACCTGATGGACGCGGCGCTGAAGACGGAAGCGGAGACCAACCGGAAGAAGCTGATCAAGATCAGCAAGCGCGCCCATGTGGACGGCGTCGCCTGCCTGCTGGACGCGATGTGCATGCGGGCGAACAAGTGGGAAGAACTGAAGGAAAGGCTGAGAAATGAAGGGTGAGGCAGATGAACAAGGGCATTAGGGGGCTGTTTGAATCCATCTTCGGATGGAACCGGCCGGCGAAGATCGCGCGGGAGCTGGACGGCTTCTATAAGACGATGACGGCTTATACACCGGCCTTCTACAGCTGGGGCGGAAAGCTCTATGAGTCTGAGCTGATCCGGGCCAGCATCGACGCCATCGCCCGGCATGCCGGAAAGATGGATCTGCGGATCCAGGGAACCGCGAACCCGAAGCTCCGGGCGCGGCTGCGGTCCGGGCCGAATGAGTGGATGACCATGTACCAGTTCGTGTACAGGGTCGTCACCATTCTGGAGATGCAGAACAACGCCTTCATCGTGCCTGTGCTGGAGTACGGCGCCAGCGGGGAGCTGGAGATCCGGGGCTTCTTCCCGATCCTGCCGAGCAGGACGGAGATCCTGGACGTGGACGGAGAGCCGTGGATGAAGTATTCCTTCCGGAACGGCCAGATCGGATACATCGAGATGTCGAAGGTCGGGATCCTGACCAAGTTCCAGTATGAGGATGACATCTTTGGCACCGATAACCGGGCGCTGTCCTCCACGATGGACCTGTTGAGCATGCAGCAGCAGGGCATCAAAGAGGGCATCAAGAACGGGGCGACTTTCCGCTTCATGGCGAAACTGAGCAACTTCGCGAAGCCGGAGGATCTTGCAAAGGAGCGGGAGCGGTTCAACCGGGAGAATCTCCAGGGTGAGTCCGGCGGGATCCTGCTCTTCCCGAACCAGTACACCGACGCGAAGCAGATCGACCAAAAGCCCTATGTGGTGGATGCCGATCAGATGAAGCTGATTCAGCAGAACGTGTTCAACTACTTCGGAGTGAATGAAGACGTTTTGCAGAACAAGGCCGTCGGCGATCAGTGGGCCGCCTTCTATGACGGCAAGCTGGAGCCGATCGCGGTGCAGCTGAGTCAGGCCATGACGGCCATGTGCTTCACGCGGCGAGAGATCGCCCAGGGAAACATGGTCACCGTCAGCGCCAATCGGCTGCAGTACGCCAGTACGAAGGAGAAGCTGGACGTCAGCGCCCAGATGGCGGACCGGGGCATCATGAACCGGAACGAGATCCGCGAGATCTGGGGCCTGCCTCCGATCGAAGGCGGAGATTCCTTCCTGGTGAGGGGCGAATACAAGGATCCGGATAAAGACGCTGCGGAGCTTCCAGCAGCTGAACCGGATGAAGAGAAAGAGAGTGATCTGAATGCCGAAGACTGACAGGCGCGAATACCGGTCCATGCCGGTGATGGCCGTCACGCGGGCGGCTGAGAGCGAGGAGACGGAAGCGGGGTTCCGCGTCCGTGGATACGCCAGCACGTTCGAGGAGCCATACGTCCTTTTCGAGGACTTTGACGGCGAGGAGTACAAGGAAGTCATCGATCCGCATGCCTTCGATGAAGCGGACATGGATGACGTGATCATGCAGTACGACCACGCCGGCATGGTGTTTGCCAGGACGCGGAACGGGAGCCTGAAGCTGACCGTGGACGAACACGGGCTTCTGGCGGAGGCTGATCTGGGCCTTACCCAGGACAGCCGGCGGCTTTTTGAATCCATCGACACCGGGCTGATCGACCGGATGAGCTTCTGCTTTGTGATCGCGGACGGCGGCGAGACCTACGACAAGGCCACGCGGACAAGCCGGATCACGAAAATCAGCAAGGTGTACGACGTGAGTGCGGTTTCAATCCCGGCCAACCCCGGGACGGAAATAAGTGCAGCGCGGAAGCGCTTCCTCGACGGAGTGATCGAGGAAAAGCGGACGGAGAGATCCGCAGCGGACGCGAGACAGAAGAAAATCCGGATCCTGCAGCTGAAAGCCAGGATCGCGCTGGGCAAATGACCGGCGCGGGAACAAAGGGACCGGAAGAAGGAGGAATACCATGGATTTTAACCTGGACGAAATGACCGTGGAAGAGCTGGACGAACTGCTGAAAAAGATCCAGGCAAAGCTGGAAGAGATGCAGCAGGGCGAAGGCGAAGCCCGCGAGGAAGAGGAAGGCGAGGAAGGCGAAGAGCCTGAGAAGCCGGAAGGACTGGATGAGCTGACCGATGATCTGGACGAACTGGCGCAGCTGATCGAAGAGATCGAGAGCCGGAAAGCCACGATCGCGGCCAAAGCGGAGAAGCGCGCGGCGCTGATCCGGAAGATCGCCGGCGGAGATGCCGGAAAGGTTGTCAAAGACTTTAAGGAAGAACCTAAGGAGGAAAGAAAAATGTTCGAGCATGACAGCAAGGAATATCGCGCCGCGTGGCTGAAGAAGCTGCAGGGCAAGGATCTGAACGCGGAAGAGCGCAACGCGATGACCGCCAGCGCGGCCATCCCCACTGAGACGATGAACCAGATCGTCCACACCCTGGAGCTGAATCCCCTGATCGCGGCCGTGGACGTGACTCATTTCCCGAATAACGTGACCTATCCCGCTGAGGGAACCATCAACGAGGCTGCCTGGGTCGCCATGGGCACCGCCGCCAATGACAGCGCTGACACGCTGCAGGCCATCACCCTGAGCGCCTATAAGCTGATCAAGACCGTCAGCATCACCGCCGATGTGAAGGCCATGAGCGTGGACGCTTTCGAGGAATGGCTTGTCGCCAGGTTGGCGAACAAGATCGAGAAGGCCATCGACGCCGGCATCCTGAACGGCGGCGGCAGCACCTCCGGCGAGTGCCTGGGCATCAAGACCAGCAAGACCACGCAGGACGGCACCTACACCAAGGCCGCCATGAAGTGGGACGACCTGACCAAGATCATGGGCAAGCTCCCCGGCCAGTATCATGCGAACGCCACCTTCGTGATGCCTCCCGCCCTGTTCTTCGGCGAAGTGCTGGGCATGAAGGACAGCACCGGCAACCGTGTCGTGGTCAACGATCCTCAGGAACCCCGGAAGTATAACATCCTGGGCTTCCCGGTTATCGTGGACGGCAACGCCGCGACCGATGAGGTGTACTTCGGCGACCTGAAGCAGTACAAGTTCAACTTCGCCAGCGACATCGAAGTCACCAGCAGCGACGAAGTGGACTTCCGGACCGGCAGCCGCGTCTGGCGTGCCATGACGCTGGCCGACGGCAAGCTGGCCGACGTCAACGCCATCGTCCGCTATATCCGCGCGACCTGATGACGGATTCCAAAGGAGCGTAACGGGATGAAAACACTGATCGCGATCCCCTGCATGGACATGATCGAATCCAGTTTCGTCGAATGCCTGCTGAAGATGCGGATCGTCGGGGAGGCGGAGGTCCGCTTCCTGAAAGGCTCGCTGGTCTATGACGCGAGAAACCAGATCATGCAGTACGCCCTGAAGAAGGGCGGCTTTGATTACATCCTCTGGCTGGACAGCGACATGACCTTCGAGCCGGATCTGATGGAACGGATGATGGACTCCATCGGCGACAAGCCGATGCTGACCGGCCTCTGCTTCGGGCGGAGGCCTCCGTTCAAACCCTGCATCTTCAAGCGGCTTGAGGTGAAACAGGACGGCCTGGGCGTGGAACCCATCGCTGAGAACTGGTATGACTATCCGAGGGACAGCCTATTCCAGGTGGAGGGGTGCGGTTTCGCCTGCGTCCTGCAGCGGATCGATATGCTCGACGCCATGAGCGTCTTTGGGATTCCCTTCTTCCCCATCGCGGGGCTGGGCGAGGACCTGGCCTTCTGCTGGAGGGCGAAGAAGCTGGACTTTGAGATCTGGTGTGACTCCAGGATCCGCCTGGGCCACCTGATGCGGATGAGCATGGAGGAAGGGCTGCGCGATCAGATGATTAAGCCCGGTACGCGTGAAGAACCACAGCTACCCGGGCCGAATGGCCCTGATAGCCCGCTGCCGGAAATACGCTCGCCGGCAGCGGATACACTTTAAAACGGAGGGATGAGCAATGCCGGAAACCATAACGATGCTGGAAAAGTGCAAGAACGCGCTTGGCGTGACGGATCCTGAATACGATGATGAGATTCAGGATCTGATCGACGCGGCGGAGGCGGATCTGGGCATTGCTGGCGTGATCAAAAACGAAGCCGAAGAGGATCCGCTGATCCGCAGAGCCGTGAAGACCTACGTGGCCATGAGCTTCGGTGCGCCGGAGAACTACATGCAGCTGCTGGCCAGCTACGAGACGCAGAAGGCCCAGCTGATGAGCGCCACCGGCTACACTGACTGGCTGGACGGATCCACGGAGGAGGACACCGGCGACACCGAAGGCGGTGAGGGCTGATGGTTCGGAAGGGTATCTGCTACCTGATCGAGGAAAGCCCAAAGGCCAGAGGCGTTTTTGATCCGCCGGTTCCCACCGAGAAGAAACGCTTCTGTGAGGAGCTGAGCGTAAACAGGACCGAGTATTACCAGGCCGAAAACGTTGGCTACACGCCGGAGATCGTGCTGAAGCTGGCCAGGGCGTCGGATTATGCGAATGAACTGACGCTCCGGTACAAGGGGAAGGTTTATCAGATCATCCGGAACTACCCCACACGGGGCGGCGGGATTGAGCTGGTTATCCAAAGGAGTGATATCAATGCCTGACGCACCGCAGGACGCCATCGGGAATCTGGCGGAAGCTCTGAGCGGGAGCGGCGTGGAGTTCGTGCGCGACACCTGGATCGATGTGAACGGCGACCAGGGCCGGACGGATTACGGCGTCGTCACGCTGACGGGATCCCCGGAGGCCCTCTGGGGCGATGACAGGCTGATCAGT